TCACATTGTGAGATCTAACCTTGATGAGTTTTGCAAAAATCATGGCATTTACAAATTTGGGATAATAAATGTGGCTAAGCACAGAATAGAACACTGTCGCGGATGGACTGCAGAGTACATTGAGGAAACGGTAGAAAATATCGATAGATAGGCTCGCAATTATAAATACTAACGCATATAATCCGTTATGTGCATCATGGCTCAACATCAAGGCACAACAACTCACAAAGGAGAATACATCATGGCTTTAACATTAGCAGAAATTCGAGCAAAACTTCAGGCATCAGAAACACGCGGCAACACAGCCGCATCAGGTGGCGATTCAGCTATCTACGCCCACTGGAATATCCCCGAAGGCACCACATCCCGAATCCGATTCTTACCCGACGGCGACAGCAAAAACAGTTTTTTCTGGGTCGAACGGGCCATGATCCGATTGCCATTTGCTGGCATTCGTGGTCAGACCGATAGCAAACCTGTGACAGTTCAGGTCCCCTGCATGGAAATGTATGGACGTGACGTTCCCTGCCCTGTCCTGGCAGAAGTTCGTCCCTGGTTCAAAGATCCTGGTCTGGAAGAAATGGGTCGCAAATACTGGAAGAAGAAATCATACTTGTTCCAGGGTTTTGTCAGAGAAAACGCACTCGGCGATGACAAAGCACCAGAAAATCCCATCCGTCGTTTTGCCATCAGCCCACAGATTTTCAACATCATCAAAGCTGCACTCATGGATCCTGAAATGGAAGAGCTGCCCACAGATTACATGCGCGGTTTGGATTTCCAGATTGTGAAAACCAGCAAGGGCGGTTATGCTGATTACAGCACCAGCAAGTGGAGCCGTAAAGAATCCGCACTTACCACAGACGAACAAGCAGCCATTGATCAGTACGGTTTGTTTAACTTGAGTGACTTCTTGCCCAAGAAACCTGGCGAAACCGAACTGCGTGTGATCTCCGAAATGTTCCAGGCCAGTGTGGATGGTGAGCCCTATGATGCAGATCGCTGGGGTGCATACTACAAACCTGCAGGTTTCCAGACCAACAGCACAGTGGATGGTCATGGTGATGCACGTACCGTGGCGGTTCCTGCTGCTGTGGTTGCTGAGGACGACGAACCTGATGAAGCACCAGTGGTCACAGTCAAAGCTGCTGCACCAGCTCCGGCAGCAGAAACCAAGCCCAGTCAGCGGGCTGAGGATATCCTGGCCATGATTCGCAATCGTCAGAAACAGTAAAATCTCATAACGGGAGCATTTAATGCTCCCGCTTCACGGGGACGTTTTATGAATTTTGATCTGGTATTCGATAATTCCGGTGATAGTATACCATTCACTGTGGTGGAGAATCACGAGTTATTTGAATTTTTTGTCAATAAAATTAACGCTGACTTGAAGAATTCGTTCAGTAATAATCAAGTGTTGGGTCGAGAAATTGACAAAAAAATCAATGACCTAAATTGGTCTATTTTTAAAACCAATGAAGTTTTGCGTGATCTCATTTCTGACGTTTTTGAGCACAAAGATAATTTAACAGATTACCTGGATCAGGATTTTCTGAATAAAACGCATGCCGACTGGGTTTTTTCGCAGAAAAACACAGTAAACATTGATGAAATGAGGCACAGCAGTAATAACAATACTGCTAAAATTGGATCCATGCTACATGAGATGTATCCTGATGAAATACGTACAGTAAAATTAGCAGAGGCCATGGCTAAGATAGGATATATCTTCCCCTATGAAGAAGTCAATATGTCAGTTCATAGACTCGAGCATAGTTTTAAAAATTCGGAACTTATGATTTTTGATTCAGCGAGTAAATGGCAGGTATTTGATAATCCATTCTGTGATACAGTAGTCAGCAACAATAACATAGTAAATTTCAGCTTTGGGTATACATATGTGGGTCGCCAACTATATAATAAGTATGATTTTTTTGATGATGAATTAAAATACCAGGATCATTATAATTATGAGACTCTGGAGACTTCATTTAATTTGAATCTCAGTAAGCCGCAGACCATTGCATTTAGTCCAGAATTTTTATCTTGGTGCCAACGACATGGTCGCCGTCCCATGACCACCCAGATCCCCATAGCAAATATCATAGATTTGACTGAAAATTTATTTGACTACAGAAAAATCCTGTATAATAATTCCCGAGATAATAACCCAGCAAGTATCATCATAAAGTGAGAATAATTTATGGCAAAACCATTTGACGTAAGTAAGTTTAGGAAAAACATCACCAAAAGCATTGATGGCATCAGTGTGGGGTTCACTGACCCCACTGACTGGATTTCAACCAACAACTATGCGCTGAACTATTTGATCTCAGGTGACTTTCACAAAGGCATCCCCTTGGGTAAAGTCACAGTGTTTGCTGGCGAATCTGGCGCTGGTAAAAGTTTTATCTGTTCGGGTAACTTGGTAAAAAATGCACAAGCACAAGGCATTTATGTGATCTTAATTGATACTGAGAACGCTTTGGATGAAGCTTGGTTGCATGCCCTGGGCGTGGATACCTCAGAAGACAAATTACTGAAGCTCAACATGGCCATGATCGATGATCTGGCCAAAATGATTTCAGAATTTGTCAAAGAGTATCGTGGCATTCCTGAAACCGAACGTCCCAAAGTGTTGTTTGTCATAGATAGCCTGGGCATGTTGCTGACTCCCACTGATGTTAACCAGTTTGAAGCTGGCGATCTCAAAGGTGACATGGGCCGTAAGCCCAAGTCGCTCACAGCATTGGTCAGAAATTGTGTAAACATGTTTGGTGAACTTAATTTAGGCATGGTGGCCACCAATCACACCTATGCCAGCCAGGACATGTTCGATCCTGATGACAAGATCTCAGGTGGGCAAGGGTTCATCTATGCCAGCAGCATTGTGGTGGCCATGCGCAAGCTCAAACTCAAAGAAGACGAAGACGGCAACAAAATTTCTGATGTCAAAGGCATCAGAGCAGCATGTAAGATCATGAAGACCAGATATGCAAAACCTTTTGAAAGTGTGCAAGTCAAGATCCCCTATGAGACTGGCATGAACCCCTATTCAGGTCTGGTGGACATGTTTGAGGACCGTGGCCTGCTCAGCAAAGACGGCAACAGTTTAAAATACCGACTAAGTACGGGCACAGAAATTAAGAAATTCCGCAAGGCCTGGGAACGCAACGAGGATGGATGTTTGGACCAGGTCATGACAGATTTTTCCGCCAATCCGCACCAGACAGTCACTGATCCAGTGATTACAGAGGAGGTAGCATGAACATTGATGTAGAAGTTTTATCAGAAACCTATGCCATCCTGAAACAATATCTGCCACAAAAAGATCGTCAAGAAGCTGCCGATGCAGTCATGAGTGTACTAGTGGATTTACTGGGAGACGAAGAACTTCAGGATTTCGCTGCCACAGACAGCACATTGTCTCGAGCACTGAAACAATATGTGGCTGAGGAAGAAGATCTGGATTCTGAACCTGAAGATTATTGATCATGTGGTATAACCGAGTCGTCGCTGATCTGTCAGAAATACCAGCCTTCATTGAGTACTATGAATCAGAGTTAAAATCAGCCCGGGCCGATATCAAAATCTCTGGCAATGTGGAACGTGCCCTGGCGGACTTGCCTGGCATCACTGAATACCGATTCAACCAGTTGCAGGAGATTGAAGCAGTGCTGGAGCATCTGAACATACAGTTAAGAAAAATTCGCAAAACACATTTTCAGAAATATCTGGAAGGCTATGCTCGAGCCTTGACCAGTCGTGATGCTGAAAAATACACTGATGGAACCGATGAGGTAATTGATTACGAAACCATCATTAACAGTGTGGCGTTGCTGAGAAATCGTTGGCTGGGCGTCATGAAAGCAATTGAACAGAAAAGTTTTATGATGGGACATATGATAAGGCTTCGCGTCGCCGGAATGGAAGATCTAACAATATAAAGCATATTTGGTATTGTAAAAGGGTTAAAAACTAATAGATAGGATAAATAAAGTACACAGGAGAACTATGTATGATTCTGCCGTACGTCTATCTATTAGTTAATAAAGAAACTGAGGAGTTTTACTATGGTTATCGATATAAAAATGTTATGTCAGATACAAAATCAGAAGAGGATTTGGGAATAAAATATTTTACATCGTCAAATTATATCAATAAGCATAATTTTAAAAAATTTACTGCGACTATTATTGCTGAATTTTTTGACAAAACGGATGCATATTGGTTCGAACAACAGTTAATTAAAGATAATATTAAAAATCCCTTATTATTAAACAGACATTACCAAGATCCAGCTACTGGGATTAAAGAATTTGTCAATCTTGGCCATTCAGCCGAAACTAAGAAAAAAATGACTGGAAAGAAACGATCTGAAGATTTCAGAGAATATCGACGACAAGTAATGATTGGGCATACCCCATGGAACAAAGGGTTATCTAAAGAGAACGATGCAAGAGTTATGTTATTAGCCACTAACAGAAAAGCCGCTGGGAATAAACATCAAATTGGGATGAAATATTCGCAGGAGCGTGTGGACAAGGTTAGGAAAAAATTAACTGGGCGGGTTGTACCAGATAATCAGAAACAAAAAATGTCGGAGGCTAAGAAAGGAAAAACCTGGGAGGAGATCTTTGGACCCGAAGAAGCTGCAAGAAAAAGACAATTAAATAAATCCAGAACTGGGGCAAATCATCCAGGGTCGAGACCTATCTCAACTCCAGGAGGAATTTTCCCTTCGGTAACCGCGGCAGTTAATCATTTTAAAGTAGCAGAAGTTACTATACGAAAACGTTGTTTAAATACTAATGATAACTGGAAAGATTGGTATTATTTAGATAGTAAAACATAATGGATTTCCGTGCCCACGCTGAACAGTTACTTGCAGAATACCACAACTGCTGTCAGGCCCGTCCCAGGCACAATGCAGTGGGAGTGCAGTTGGCCAAAGATTCTTGTGCAACATGGGCCAATTACTTAAATAATCAACTGGCCTGGGGATCTGAGTTGCAGATTGCCGAAGCCTGTCATCAGTTGGAATATCGGTTACACCAACTCAGTGAGTTGGTTATCATGGAAAGTCTCACACATGGCATTATTTAAAAACGCACATCTGAGTCACGAACACAGTCTGGAAGTACTTAATCTGATCTATGGATACGACAGTTTCCTGGACAACCTGGGAGTCATAGCCGATCTGGGTTGTGGCGCTGGCCTGGATGCTGCCTGGTGGGCCG